ATCTTCATCAAAAACTCTATATTCAGAATATTCATCTTGTACTACAAAATCTCCAAATCCTACTATTTCATACATATCGGTATTATCATATAGTTCAAATTCAAAGTAGCCTTTTTCAATTATACTTTTCACTATATCTTCATCTTTTTCAAGATAAAGATATCTATATATTCCAACATATTTTAAGACTTCAATTATATTGTCTTTTGTTAATTGGATGGCTTCTACTTCCACAGGTTTTTTAACATATTTCTTAATCATTAACTCACTCCTAATAATTCTGGGTTTTCATAAATATTCCCTATTACTTCTATTCTTTTATTGTTGTTGTTCGTGAAAGGTATATCCATTTCAAAAAACACATCTTTTAAAACAAATCTTGCTTCTTCACTATTGAAAATAACTTTATATCTACTATTATGTAAAGTTACAATGTCTCCCTCATAAATTTCGTCTCCATATTCGTCTTTTAATTCTGTATATTGCATAAGTGCAACATCTTTAAAATCTGTATGTTCATAACAATCAACATCTTCATTTGAAAAAAATATTTCTTTATGGAGAATATCAATACCTAGCACTTCTCCCATTATCTTTTTTTCTTTAAGCCAAGCTCTAAATTTAATCTTTCTCATCTTCTTCCTCCCAATCAGCTATATCTCCTAAATAAAATCCAATTTTATAGTTATGACAATTACTACAATATATTGCTTTTCTAATATTACTAACTTTTTCATCACATTCATTTGCTGTAACAAGTCCATTTTTATTAATTTCATAAGGTGATATTTTATTTCTAACTATTCTCTCTTCTTCAAAATTAGTCCCTCCACATTCTTTACACTTCCACATTTTTAATTCTCCTTTTTATTCATCTGTTAACGCTAAAATTAAAACTAAAAATATTATTAAAAATATCATTTTTCTCCTCCAATCTCTCCTGCTCTTACCTTAGCCCAGAACTTGTCTAATTCTTCTTTTACTTTTTGTGCTTCTTCTTCTGTTTTGAAATAGTTTCCTAAGTTATAAAATTTATCATCTGCGAGTGATTTTTTTTCAATATTTTCTCCAAAAATTGTATAGTAACGATTGTTTTCTTCTGCTCTCCATCTCTTAGGTATTCCGTATTTTTCATTGATTGCTTCAACCATATTTTTTATGTTTTTAAATTCTTCTTTTGCTACTGTAAAAATAGAATTATCTTCTATTTTAGATTTACCTTTTAAATGTAATTGATTATATGGATACGATAGATAACAAGGATTATTAAAACTAGCAACTCCTATTTCTCTATCTTCAAACTCTCCTCTTTTTAATACTTCAAAATTTTGATATTTAATTCTTATTGCTACTCTATCAAATACTTCTTGAGCTTCTATCTCTAATACCTTTTCTTTTTCCATCATTTAATCCTCCTCACAAATCTATAAACTTCTAGCTTTTCAGCATATCTCTTAACCTGTGTAAATTCTTCTATTGTTAATTCATCAGCTCTAAAACTTAATATCTTTTTTAGAGCTTTTTTATAAAATATCTCCATATCTTATGTATTCCATATTTTTTATTATATTCATCTACTATTTTTTTTAATTCTTCTATATAAATATTTTCTATTATAAAAGGTACATTTAAAGAAGTGTTATTTAATAAAATAGTAAAGTCATTTTTATTATTAAAATAAAAATTAATTACAGGTTTTTTAACTTCATCTAATACATCAAATTCAGTAACTGTATATCCTGCTTTTTCTAATTCTTTAATATTTAATTTTGTAGGATAAAAGACAGAATATTCATTATTTATTTTTTTAATTTCTATCTCTAATACCTTTTCTTTTTCCATTATTTCCTCCTCACAAATCTATAGATTGGTATTTTTTCAGAGTACAGTTTTATTTTGCTAAATTCTTCTGTACTCAATTCACTAGCTTTAAAGTTTAATATTTTCTTTAAGGCTTTTTTATAAAATATCTCCATATCTTTTTTATTTCTAATTGCCATAGCCTATTCCTCATATTTGAACATATTGCCGACGTCGGGAAGATGTTCAACCTCTGTATTTTCCGACTGTTTTCAAAATTGAAATAGTCGTTATTCCTTAAATGCTTGAAAGTGTCCTTTATATACTTTCTTCAATTCTCTTATCTGCCTATCATCTAAATAAATTCCAACTACATGGTATTTACTACTAAAATTTTTTGCACCAATAGCATGTACTTCTGTATGATGTTCTTCACATAAACACATCACTCTTAGAACTCTACCATCATCAAATTTATAACCACCAATACGAGCCACATTATCATAATGGTGTAGTACTCCATGTTCTTTTCCACAAATACAACAGATTTTCTTTTTTAATGTTGCATAAATAAAAGCATTTTGATAATCTTCTGCAAACAAATCTCTTATTTCTTGTCTTAAAGGTATCTCCCAATAGATAGCCATTTCAAATAGCCATTTAACAAAATCGTTAGCTTGTTTTTGTGTTAGTGCATTCAACGATAAACTAAATCCACCATTTTGAATTGCTAGGCTCTGTAATGCCTTTATAACATTGCTAGTCAATTCATCTACTGTTAGATTATCTTTATTCATTAAAGAAGAAATTAGGAATGCCTGAGCATTTTTAACAGTATCAAAACCATCATAGACTTTTACAAACTTAGCTTTCATAACTTCTTTTGTGTATGCAAGTTCTATAAATGATGGTCTTGCTCCTGCTTCATTTCCTTGCCAAAAGTTAGCAAAATCATCAAGCAACCAGTATATAAGTTTTTGAGTTTGTCTTGTGTAACCTAATTTCTCCATTTAACTACTCCTATCCTATCTTTAAATTTTTATTTTCAACAAGTCTTGCTCCTTGAACTTCTTCCCCAGCTTTTAGAGCAGCTTTTATTTTTTCTTTTGATATTTTTTCAGTTGTTACAACTTCTATAAATTTCTTGTCTATCAAACTTTCATCATAAATTTCAGTTGATGTTGATTTTGTAAATTTAATAGCTCCTAGCGGAGTTTCTATCTTCTCAATATTATTTACCAACATAGAGCTTTTGATATAAGTCTTAAACTTGTCTAATTTCTTTTTAATACTATCTTTCATAGCTTGCAATCTTTTTATTTCATTATCAAGAGCCTCAATAGTAAGCTCTTGATTTCTGACAACTGCCATTACATTTGCTGATTTATCTTTTAAATCTTGTGTTAGCTCCTCAGTCCATATTGCTAACTGATTTGAGTTATCTGTCATTTCTCCTGTTTCTGCATTGATACCTTGTTCTAAATATTCCATTCTTTCAATATAGTCTTTTGCTACATCATAAAATTTCATTTATTCTCTCCTTATTTTTTAAATATTTTTTGACAAGCCTCTTTTAATTGTTCATCTGTCATTTGCCAAAATGCTTCTACTCCAAAATGTTTCAGAGTTTTTTCAAGTCTTTCTCCTGTAACATATTCAGTTAATTTTTCTATCATTCCAGCCCTACTGTTCAAATATTCTTGTGCCTTGTCTTGTTCTTTCTTAGTTGTTTTTTTAGGTTTAGTAGAAAATACAACTGTTCCTTTACTATCTGTTATTTCAAGTTCAGTGATAACTTTATCTGCAACAGTTATTTCTTTAACTGAAAATTTATCTGTTAATGATAATTTTCCATTAGAATTTTTTATATATTTTTTATCACTAATCCATATAAATGGTGATGTATAAAGTTCTCTACCTATTCCCCAGTTGAAACAAGCTCTCTTAAAACTATCTGAAGCAAGTCCTTTTTCTTTTTCTGTAAAACTTTCTGTTCCTGTATCTTCTTTTTCTACCCATATTTTTTTATCTTCATCATATATAGATACAATGCAATTTGCATTTTCTCTACTGTGTTTTCTTTGCCAGTTAAGTGGTCCTACTGTTTCATCTAGGACATCCATATCAACTCTAGCATTTTTATATAACAATAAAGAAAATCCATTTTCTTTTACTGTTTGAGGCTTCACATCTATTTCAGTTGCTTTTAATGTTCTAAAATTTAAAATCATCTTTCCCTCCTACATCTTTTCTTCTAATCTATCAAACGGATAATTAACACATTTCCAAATAATTTTAACTATCCATATAACTTTAATAACTATCCATTTAATCTTAAATTTAATTACATCTTTAAAACTTGCCTTTTTAAAATCTTCATTATATAACATTTTTACCACCTCTTTTCTTTGATTTAGCTTTTACTTTTGTTTTACAGTATTTACAAAGTTTATCTGCTAAATTCATATTCGCGATAAAATCCATATTAGTTATATTAGTTTTTTCTCCAAATCTTTTTATAGAGCAATTACGATCCCAATATGCAAAGTAACTTATCCTTAAAGCTCCCTTACATAGTTTTACAAACTCCCTTTTTCTTCTAAGCTCTCTTAATTTCTTTTCCATTTTTCTCCTCCATTTCTAAAATCTTTTCAACTGCTTCAACTATTGTTAGTCCTTGTAATTCTTTATCTTTCCAATGTTTTATATAAGTTTTCCAGTGTAACATTTTTTATTCTCCTTTTAATTCTTCTAATATTTCTATAGTTTTAATTATTTTTTTATTTGCACTTTCTAAATCAAGAAAAATTTGTTCGGTATAATCTGCTTTTTTATTTTCAGACCAACCAGTACGATAAATTTCTACACTAATGCCATTAGCATGTCCGAAATAACTCATAAAAAAGCTTTTTTTAATTTTTTCATTTACTTCTAATCCCAACTCCATTATTTTTAATACTTTTTCTTTCATTATTTTATTTTCCCCCCCATTCCTTTATAAAGTTTTTCTAATTTTTCAATAGCCAGGTCTTTAAAACCGTGTTCACAATTTTCTAACTTAGTTTTAATTCTTTCATACCAATTTTTAGCTTTTGATTTATTAATGTAATAGCTTTCGTCTATTCCTAAAAAATCAAGTTGTGCTTTTGCTGTTAATTCCACAAGTCCAAATATTAATCTTGTTTCTTCTGATATAAAATATATATCTTTCATTTCTTCTCCTCCTATATAAAATCACTTATTGATAACCCTCTACTTGTGTAAGGATGTTTTTCCTCATATTCCCAGTCATTGACATTCAACTTATCTGTTTCTATTTCATTTTCTAAATTGTTCAATGCTTCAACAAACTTGCTGAAATCATTGAATTTATAATTAAATGGATAAGTGCTATCAGAATGAACAGCAGTTATCTCAACATTTATATAACCTTGTTCTTCTGTGTTATCCCAGTAAGCATTTATAGAAGTATATTCATCTTCTAAATATGCTAGGTCTGGAAGTTTGAAATAGTTATCTATTTCACTTCCGTATAAATCTTTATATTCTGAATACATAATCCATTGATGGTCTGCAAATTCCAATGTAAAATTTTTCATAGCCCCTCCTATTCTCCTAAAACCCATTTAAGACTAAATAATTCAGCTCTTTTATTTGTTATATAGTTTCTGTCTTCATCTGGATTAGCTTCTAATTCTAATCTACTAATTTCTTCTCTTAATTCTTTTATTCTTTCTTTTATTTGTTCTAATGTTTTCATACTTTCTCCTTATTCCGATTAAATCGGACAATTTATTTAAAAAAATTTGAAATCTATGTAATTTCTTATCTTTAACTTATTATATCCAATTAAATCGGAAATGTCAAGAAAAAAATTTATTTTTTTTCGGAAATGTATTATAATATATTAAAATTAAAGTAAAAAAAGGAGATATTTATGAATAATCTTGGAATAACTTTAAAAAAATTACGTGAAAAAAGAAATATGACAATAGTTCAACTTGCACAACTTGCTGGCATTGGAAAAGGAACTGTTGGGGATATTGAAACTGGAAAAAATAAATCAACTATAAAAACCTTAGAAAAGATTTCTAAGGCATTAAATTTAAATGAAAATGAAAGAAGTGAATTGTTTGCTGAATATGTACCAAAAGATATTGGTGCAAAAATAATAACACCACAGTATAAGATGTTAGATAAAAGAGGTAGAATGCAATTAAATGATTTATTAGAAGAAACTATATTAATGTTCAATGACGAAGCCGTTTCTGAAAATGATAAAAGAAAAATATTAGATGCAATAACAGATGCTTTCTATGATGCCAAACAAAGAAATAAAAGAAAAAAATAAAAGGGGGAGAAAATGGATATAAAGAGAATAGTAAAAAAACTAACAGAAGACTATAATACAAAAGACCCCTTTAAGTTAGCTAAAAAATTAGATATATCCATAAGATATTATATATTAGAAGACACAAAAGGATTTTATAAAAAAATTTTGACTAAGAAATATATTTTTATAAACTCAGAATTATCGGAGTTTGAACAAAGAGTAGTGTGTGCTCACGAGTTAGGACATGCAATATTACATAGCTCAAAAAAATTTGAATTTATGCTAGATAGAACTAGTTTGATTAGAAAAAGTAGAGTAGAAGAAGAAGCTAATTTATTTGCAAGTTGGCTGCTTTTTAATGATGATATTGATGATGAACATTATTCAAAAAAAAATATTGAAGATTGGGTAATTGATAATATTATAAACTTAAAAAATAAATGAGGGAATTAGATGTATTATAATAGAGATAATAGAGATGTTATATTAATTTTACTTCTTATAGGCTTTATTTGTTTTGTTATTTATTTTATTTGTTATTTCATAAAAGAAAAGATAAAGCAAATAACCTCATCTATAAAATATAAAAAAGAATATGAAGAATTATCAAAAAAATTGCCATCATTGGAAAAAAATTTAAGGGTAGAATATTATAGTTTAATAAAAAAGAAAGAGATTGAATATGACAAAAATAAAACAAAAATAAGGTTAATAGAAGCTGAAAAAGAAAAATTAATATTAGAAAAAGAAATAAAAAAAGACTTATCCGATTATATTTTAAATGACACAATGATATATTTTTATACCGAATATTCTTTGAAAAAATTAAAAGAAATAGAAAATTTGTTTATAAATAAAAAAAATCCAAGTTTTAAAAGTTCTGAATATATTAAAAGTATAAAAAAAGAATTTACTAATTTAATAATTGAAAATAGAGATTTAAAATTGAAATTATCTAGTTTATCTGGTGAAATAGAAAAAAATATAGAAGCCATTGAAGATGATAAGTTTGGAAAAATAGAGAATTATGATGAAATCATTTCAAAAGAAAAGATAGATTTTAAAAATTTAAAATATTATGAAATATTAGACTACTATTTAAAAAAATATAAAGAAAAAAATAAATCAAAATTGAGAATAGGGTATGAATTTGAAAGATATTGTGGGTATTTACTAGAACAGTTAGGTTTTAGTGTCAGGTATCACGGCATTATTAATGGAAAAGCAGACGAAGGAATTGATTTAATTGCTGAAAAAAATAAAAAAATAGTGTATGTGCAATGTAAATATTGGAGTATAACTAAAACTATAAGAGAAAATACTGTTGCTCAATTATTGGGTGCAACTTTAAAAAAATTTTTAGAAACAGGGAAAAAAACAGAAGATTTTTTCAAATCAATTAAAAATAAAGATATTGAAATGTTATTGATTACAAAAACTGTTTTATCTGATGAAGCAAAAGAATTTTGTAAATTATTAAATGTCACATATAGAGAAAATGTAACAATAGATTTTGATTATCCTATGGTAAAATTAGTAGAGAATGAAGAAAAAATTTATTATATCCCCACAGATTTACAATATGATAATATTATTTTTAATTCTACAAACAAAAAATATAGTAGAGTAATGAGTTGTGAAGAAGCTACAAAATTAGGATATAGACATTGTTATAAATGGAAAGGAAATTATTTATAAGAGAGAGCTTATCTCTCTTTTTTATTTTGTGCTTGACAATTCCAAATTAATCGGATAAAATAAGTAAGAGGTGATTTAAGTGGATAATAATTATGAAAAAATAGCAAAAAATATATATTCAAAAATAGATATTTTTTTACGAGAAAACAAAATGAACAGATATGAAATAGCTGATAAAATCGGAGTTTCAAAACAAACAATATCTGATATTTTATTAAAATTAAAAGATGGGAAATTCCCAAAGCTAAAAACACTTTTGAAATTACAAGATTATCTAGGAATAGAAATTATTTTTTTTAATTTATAAATCCGTTTTAATAGGAAAAAATAGGTTATGAATTACAAATAAAAAAGAAAGGAGAATAAAAATGAGATTAAGAAAAGAAACAATTTTTGCAACTTTAAATAATGCAGTAAAAGATTTATCAGATCCAAATAACGCTATCTATAAAAAGAAAGAAATTATAGATGAAATTAATTTTTTGACAAAAGAATATGAAAAAATATTGTGTTGTGGTGAAGACATAGCATTAAAAAAAGTTGATGTAATAGATTATTTAACAGAAAAACAAGAGAATTAATCTCTTGCTTAACTGTTTCTTTTATCCATTTCTATTTGACTTTCAACACTAGCAATATTGTATATGCTTAACAGAAATGTGATTTTAGAGTTTTGTGATTGTATTTCTAAAAATGCCGGCTCAATAAATTTAGTAATATAAATGTTTTCTAACAATTTATTATCTTTAATTGTACGAATTGCTACTAAATTATTTTTATAGTATTCAACAATATTCATTATAACACCTCCTTAATGTAATTATAACATAAGAGGTATTAAGGGGAAAAGAAAGGAGAACAATGAAAACAGAAGTTTTATTTTATTTGTTATTTTCAATAGTAGCAACAATATATGTTTTCTATAAATCTATTCGTCTAAGAGATTTTGACGGCTTAACAATAACTGTGCTTTCATTGGGTATTTTAAATTCTTTTCTATGTGTTTACATTCTTGTAGCATACTCTTGATTAAGTTTAAAAAGATTTTGTTACTATCGTATTTTTTGAACCTAATCATAGTAAAGAAAAATTGAAAATATGCTAATGAATTTGTATCAAGATAAAGAATATTATTTTTAATTAGTTCAAGAATTTTATTTCTAAATTCTAAGTTATTAGGTTTAGGCTTTTCATTTATTCTTATGTAAGAAACATAAATTGCTATAAATGGGCAATATAGATGTAAGTATCTTTCTTTATATGCTTCAATCTTATATTTATATCTATCTTGCCATTTACCTAAAAAGAAAGCTATTAGAGTAATAAAAGATTGAGAAATTAAAGTTAAAAAATGTTCCATAAAATCACTCCTTAGTTTATAAAATATCTCACAAATACATTATAAATCAAAGGAGTAAATAATACAAATCTAAGGCTAGTCCTTAGACACATAGCCATAAGTCATTTTATCCTAACTTTCAACCCCTCCGAAAGTAAGGTTCCTCCCTTGTGGCTATCTGTGTAAGAACTAATCTTATATATTTTCTTGCAGGTTCTTATTAATTCGTGATTTTTCAAGATTTTATTTAGACTTTTCAAGATAAATATTAATTTTTTCTATATATATATCAATGAAATTATTAAGATTTTTTCAGGAGAAGTTAATAAGAATATGCATAAAATATTTTAAAATATTTTATATCTTAGTTTTTTATTGAAATTAAATGATATTTTAATACTATAAATATTTTGAAATATTTTAATGCAAAATAAAATTCTAAAAAAATTCTAATAATTTTCTTTTAAATAGCAATAAAAAACAAAGAAAAATTTTACATATTCTAAAATAATTAATGCATTATTTTACATCAATATTTCCTACTAAATTTCCTACTTGTGAAATGTTGATGATAAAAGAAATATTAATATTTTTCCTACTAATTCCAACTAATTTATTACTTGAATTAGTGGGGTCTATATGTCGCTTTGGTAGGCTCTATATAGGCTCTGCTAATTGAATTAATAAAAGGAGAACTACCAAGGCTCTCCAAATATACAGGAGGTAAAAATGAGTAAAAAGAAAAGAAACAAAAAAGCAAAAGAAAAAAAGCAAAATCAAGGAATGAGTATTAAAGAATATTTTGAAAGCCGTACAGGATATTTGATGACTGATTATATAGCACAACATTTTATAAACTCAATTAACAAATACGGAGAAGATTTATTTGAACAAGGATTAAAAACTACTCTAAATAAAAATGACATAATGCCATTTAGAACACAAGTAGACTTTATAAAATATTTATATGGAGTATTGAGAAATCTTAATACAGTTGAAGATTGGGTGAAAGTGAAATGAGAGATATAAGAGAAAAAAATTGGTTTTGGCTTGAAAATGATTTAGTTGATAGAGAAGATATAGCAGCTATGGAAAAATTAATATACATGCTTTTAGCAAGATATGCAGATAAAGATGGTAAGTGTTTTCCTAGCCAAGAAAAGCTATGTAAAATTACAGGTATAAAAGATTATAGAACTATTGTTAAATATCTAAAACAACTTGAAGAAAAAGGTTTAATAGAAATTCAAAAAACTAATGGGAAGGTCAATATCTATTATTTAAAAAATATTGGAAAAGCACCTACAAAAAATGCAGGTGCAAAAAATGTAGGTGCAAATTTTGCAGATGAACCACCTACAAAAAATGCAGGTACACCACCTACAAATTTTGCAGGTATAACAATACACAATGAAAAAGACTCAAAGAACAATACACAATTAAAAGAAAATAACAAAGAAGTTGGAGAGGTTGTAAATTATCTTAATGAGAAAGCAGGAACTAAGTATAAAACAAGTTCTAAAAATACTACTAAACACATAAAAGCTAGGATTAATGATGGGTATACACTAGAAGATTTTAAAACTGTTATAGATAAAAAATGTTCCGAGTGGCTAAATACTGATATGGAGAAATATTTATGTCCAGATACTCTGTTTGGATCTAAATTTGAAAAGTATCTAAATCAGAAAATAAATGGTCCTGTTAATAAAAACACTCAAAATAATACACCAGCACAAGATATAAAATGGGGGGATTAGTATGTGCGTTGTAACAAGTATCAAAGAACTAGCTGAAAAAATAAAAAACAATGATTTTGATTTTATAGAAAGAAAGCCAGTAGAAGTATTAGAAAATGGCGATATAGTCTTAAAAAGATGTGAAGTATGTGGAGAAGTTACAGAATACAAAACTCCACAGGGTTACACATTTAGCCGTGATTGTGCTTGTGTGAGAAGTTACAGAAAACAAGCTAGATTGAAAAGATTTAAGGATTTGTCTATAACTGACAGAAATGCAGGAAGTAACATTTTTTCTAATGCTGAAATAGATAAATCTAACACAGAAGAAAGAAAAATCTATCAAGAACTTTATAAATATGCTGAAGATTTTAGCATAGAAAAGCACGGATATATTTTTGCTGGTGGAGTTGGAACAGGTAAAACATTCTTAGCAAATTGTGTTTGTAATATGCTAGATGAAAAAGGCTTTTCAGTTCTAAGTTTCTCACTAGGAGCGTATTTCAATAGAATTAGAAAAAACATAGATGAGGAAGAAAGTTTCATATCTGCTGTTAAAGATGTGGATTTGCTATTCATTGATGATTTAGGAAGCGAATACATCAATAGAGAAAATGGCAAAATGTGGGCAGAAGAAAAGATTTTTAGATTATTTGATGAAAGATATAGAGCTGGGAAGCCGATTATAATAACAACTAATCTAAAAGTTGGAGAACTTAAAGAACATCTTAAAATTAATGGAGTTAATAAAGTCTATGATAGGCTTTTAGAAATGTGTAAATACATAGAATTTAATTGGCAAAGCAAAAGAAAATTAAAAATATAGGAGGAACAGATGGTAATTAAAAAAATAGAAACAAGGGATTATTTGAGAAAGTTTATAACAAGAGCTAACAAAGAAGCAGGAGTAAAATTTAATTCTTCTAAGTTAAATAGCAAGGAAGAATGCGAAGAATATCTTTTAAATTTAATTAAAAATTTAAGGCATAAGAAGCAAGACAACAAGGCTTATGTTAAGGAGATTGAGAGTTTAAAAGAAGAAATTGAAATTTTAAATAATAATTTGCTAGCCAAAAACAAAGAAAAAGCAAATTTAAAAGATAAATTTGAGAAGCTGGAAGCTGAAAGAATATTTTATATAACACAAGCTAAGGAAGCTGGAGAAAAAAGAGAGAAAGCTGAAAAAGAAAAAGAATATTATAGAAATAATGCTTTATACTGGAATGAAAGTTTTTATGACACAGATAATAAGTTGACTAGAGCAGAAAATTTAAACTTTTTCTTTGGTGTATTGATGTTTATAGAAGCTATCTCAATAGCAATGCTTTTATGGAAGTGATGAGATGAAGCTAATATACAAAATACCAATAAACATAGATAAAAAACATCTTAGCCTTAATAAAATTTATGCTGGTGTGCATTGGGCTAAGAGAAAAAAAGATAAAGATGAAATATGGCTACTTGTTAGAAGTGTGGTAGGTATGCAAAAACCACTAGAAAAGCCTGTCAAAATTAAAATGTCTTTTAATTCTGAATTAGATGTATCTAATCACGGCTATTTATTCAAGATGATTGAAGATAGTCTAGTTAAATGTAAGTTGCTAAATGATGATAATGATGAATTTGTAAAGCAAATTATTATGGAGAAACAAAAAGAATTTAAAGGTGTAATAGTAGAAGTTGAGGAGTTACAGTAATGAGTTTAGTAAGAATTAGACATATACCAAAACTTATGCACCATCTTGGAGATGGAGAATATAGAATAAAAGTTAAAGACAAAAGAATAATAATATTTTCTAAGAATAAAAGATATGAAAATGAGGAGATAAAAAAAATTCTTGAAGAAACTGAAGATATAAAAAAAGATGAGCATTAAAAACTCATCTTTTTATTTTTTAATTTTGTTTAGGATAAAAAACATCTATAGTTTCGTATCCATCTTCATTTTCTATAAAAACATTTACTTTATATAAGAAGTCTCCTTTTAAAATCATACATTCATTTTCAACGAATGATTTTAATTTTTCTATATCTTTTTTATCAATGCATCCACATCTAAAAGTATCAATCATACATTCACCATCTAATTTTGAAACTTTGTAGCTTTCAACTTCTACTAGATAATCACCTGTTTCTTTTATATAACCCAATCCTTTTATTGCTCTTTCATCTAATCTTGTCATTTTAATTCCTCCTAGTTTTTTATTTTACCCAACCATTTACTACTTCTATTGTTTCATCTTCGTTATTTCTTACAACTTCTAACAAAATGTAATTGTCTCCGTTTTCTTCGTAAACTCCTACAAATTTGTTATTATTAAATGGTCTTGTTTCAAAATCTCCTAAGTAAACCTTATCTTCTGTATTGCACATACAGATAATGTCGTTTTCAAAATCTTCTAAATTAAATGTTTGCCCTTTTAAATTCCCTAATACTTCTCCCCATTTTTTTTCATTCATTCTTGTCATTTTTATACCTCCATAAAAATTTTATTTTGGCTAGAAGCCATTACATTTCATGTTTCTAGTTTATCTTATCTTTTATGTTTTAATTATAACATAAGTTTAAACTTATGTCAACTCTTTTTTTTATTTTTTATCAAAATTTCTAATTCCTCTAATTCTTGTGGAGTTGCAAACTCTCTGATATATCTTTTTGCATTGCTCCTCATACTTCTGATAGTTCCTTTGCTTACAGCTTCTGGGTTATTTTTCAAATAACGCTCATTAGCTCTTTTTTGAGCTTCTGGGTCTTTATATCCTTTTCTTTTTTTTTCTTCCATTTGTTCCCTCCTTGTATATATGAGGGGCTTTTTACCCCTCTATAAATCTTTTATCCATTTCTATTAAATCATAATTTTTATCTTTTCCAAAGAAAATTTCATATAGAGATAACCATTTATCTATATCTTTTTTTTCTCCAAAAGTCAAAAAATTATCAGAAACATATAATTTTTTGTTTTCTTCATAAACAGTCCATCATTGTTGAAAGTTCTTTCATTTTCATCACTCCTATTGTTGATTTTTTTACCGAGAAGTGATATAATCTAAGTAGTTAAGGCTTAGAGTTTTATCACTCTTAGTTTTTTATGGGAGTGTTGGTCGCATTTCCCTTTCACACGTATATAATATCATAAGTTTAAACTTATGTCAATACTTTTTTTTAAAATATTTTTGTAGAACTAAAAAAGTCCAATAATATCAATAAAAAAAGTGTAAAAAATTTTTTAAAAATTAAATAATAAAATATCTTACAATCAAAATTTTATTAAAGTAGATGGGATATATAAAAAGAAAGTTTATAGAAATATAAGCAACTTTTTATGTGTCCCATTTTTTTATTTTCTCGGCTTGGAGGTGCTGGAAGATGTGAGTACAAGACAAGAAGTTTATAAACTAATAATAGAAAAGAAAGATAACAAAGAAATAGCAGCAGCATTAAATATAAGTATAAGAACAGTAGAGAGATATAGAAAAGATTTTAATAGTACGATAAACGACAGCGACATTAAAACGACAACGACAAGCGACAACATAAGAAAGAAAAAAGAAAAAGCAAGAGCGTTAATAGAAACAGGGGAAACAATAACAGAAGTTGCGAACAAAGTCGGATTAGCAAGAAGCACAATCGGGGATATAAGCAGTAAAGAGAAGTTACAAGTTAAACAGCTAGATTATTTAAAATCTTTTAGAGAAGAATATAGAGAACAAATAACAAAGAATAAAAAAGATAGATTAAATCTTAATAACAAAGCAAAAGAAAAGATAGAGTACACTTTAAATCTTGCAGAAGATATAACTAAAGATACGCAAAAATTAATTGAAATGAACGAAGAAACAGAACAAAAGATTTTTGAACTAGATAGAATAGAAAGATTAGAGAGATTTGAACTAGAAAAAGCTAAGTATAAAGATAACAGATTAAATATTATTACAGAAGAACTTGCTAACCTAACAGAGAGTGATATAGAAAAGATTTTACAGATAATAGAAAAGTCAAAAGAAGTTGATAAAAATGAATAAAATATATGACTTCTTTAAAAATGAACTAGATAGAAGAAAAAAAGAGAGATTAAAATTTTTTGTATTTAAAGCAAGAGATTATCAAAAAAAAATTATAGATACATTTAAGAGTGAATTATATAACTTTTTCATCATTTGCTGGGCTAGACGGCTAGGTAAAGACCTTTTAGCTTTTAGTTTAGCTTGTGAAGAATGCTTAAATAAAGCTAATACAGTCGTTTACTATATGTTTCCTACAATGAAACAAGGAAAAATGATGATATTAGACGGCTTCACAAATGAAAGAAAAAGAATAATAGAAGAAGTTATTAATAAAGAATGTCTATTATTACCTGAAAAGTCTGGAAAATTGTATCACTCTGATAATTCTTTAAGATTTAAAAACGGTTCTATTATTTATTTTGTAGACGCTCAAAATGCAGATACAAAAATTGGTGGAAACTTAGATATATTAGTTATATCAGAAATGGCAACTATAAAGAATAAAAACATACTGCTGTATCTAATACCATCAGTAATGAATGTAAACGGCAAAATCATACTTGTAAGTACTCCAAGATTTGCCAGTTACTTTAATGAGTTGCTAGAAGATAAAAAAAATATTGAATTATGGTTTAAAAGTATGTTAAATGCAGTTGATAAAGAAGCAGTTGATGAGAAAGGTAACCCTGTTTGGAGTAATGAAAAGCTAGAAAAAGCTAGGCAACTGATGAGTGAAAGTAAGTTCAGACAAGATTATTTATGTGATACAGATGTTGCTAACGAAAACGCTATTTATGCAGCTAGTTTATTAAAAGCTGAATGGATAAAAGAAATAAATTTATCTAACAAAAAGCTATATGTTAGTGAGGACTTGGGGATAAATGATAGTACAGCATTGGTATTTACGGTAGATAATACTATAATTCATCATTATGCTAACACAGATAAAGCAACACTACATTATATAGAGTATATAAAAACATTTATGAAAGAGCACAATATAAAAGATGTAGAGATTATACTGCCCCACGACGCTAGAAATAGACAGGACGCTATTGACTATTTAACAAGTAGAAGAGAAGCATACAACAAGCATTTTAAAAATGTTAGAGTGCTAAGAGCGTATGAAGTTAATAAAACAATAGAGATTACAAGACATAGTATAGAGCAGCATAAGATAAAATTTTTAGACTGTGCAAGCGTTAGGGATATGGTTAGATTAATGAAGATGTACGAATGGAAAATAGATAACTCTACCGAGGAAAATCTAAGAGTACCCGTTCACGGCAGAGGTCTTGCAGCAAGTAATACTTGTGACGCATTGGAATACTTTTGTATGCGAATGTTTGTAGAAACTTACGAAAAAAATATAATGGCTTTGGACTGGGGAATTTATAAAGATTAGGAGGTTTTAAATGGCATTTGGGAAAATAGGTAAAGGTCTTAGAAATATAGGCAGAAGAATAGGAAGAATTACAGGCAATTTAACTGGTGGACTTATAGGTAAATCAGATGCTCAAAAAAATCAAGAAAGACTAATAGAAGAACAAAAAAAAGAAGCTGACAAACAAGCTGAACTATACAGGCAACAAATAGAAGAAGAAACAAAAAGAAGAAAAGAAGAGGCAGATAGAGCAGCAGCAGAAGCACAGAGAGCAAGAGATGAACAAGCTAGACTATTGAGAGAACAAGAAGAAAAAGCAAAAGCTGAAGATGATTTTAAAAGACAAGTAGCACAAGATAGTGCGAGTATTACAAACGGGCTTTTAAATAATATGAATAATAATAAAACAACAACAGTTGATTATTCTAATGCAGTTAATGCAGGTATAGAGAGCAAAGATGATGATATAGATAAACTAAAAAAAGCATTTAAAAGAAAGTTGTAAGGTGGGCTTATGATATTGGGAATAACAAGAGAAAAATTGGAATACTATTTTGATAATGCTAAGAAGTACAAAGAAGATATAAGAGGATTGTACAACGAAGTATATGAATACACAGATGTAAATTTTAGTATTAAAGATAGTGGAACAGTAGAGAAACAAAGTAAAAGAGGCGTTGAAAGTGTAATACTAAAAAGCCAAAATTTCTTATGTAATTTTATAATGTCATCTATATTCTCAAAATCTGGGAGATGGGCAACTGTAAAAGTAAATCAAGAAGCATTAAAACAACTTACTAACACAGATGGAGAAATTGTAGAAGCACAAAGCAACGAAATAAATAAGGTATTAGAGAATAATTCAGATACAGTTTATTTCACTAATGATAATACTAACTACTATACAGAAACATCAAAATCTTTACTAGATTGTATAAAAGTTGGAACAGGTATAAGAAAGATTATAGAGTTAAAAGATAATACTAAATGTTTTACTTATGCTTATCAAAACTTAGATAATATCTATATTTTAGAGGATAACTTAGGAAAACCTAACATCATTTTTAAAGTTTATGTAGAGAAAAACCTAAACGATATAAATGACTTGTTTGGGCATTTACCCATTACAACTCCAAAGGGACTTAATGAGGAAAAGTTAGACGAAAAGATAAATATTATAGAGTGTGTTATTGGAGTTTTTGACGAAGATACCAGCACATATAAATATTATCATGGACTTTTTACAGAGGCTTTTGAAGAAATGCTATTTGAGGGGGAGTTAAACTATAATCCTTATACAGTGTTTAGATGGAAAATAAATAGTTCTAACCCTTGGGGAATTGGAATTGGTTTAGAGAACTTAGATTTATTCAAGGAATTAAAAGACTTAAAAGAAAAAAGAAAGAAGCACGCAGATAAAATTGTTAGTCCTCCATTAAATTTCTATGGAAATATAGACTTAATAAACAAAGTCAGCCTAAAATCAGGAGCTAAAAACTATGGTGGAAGCGGAATTGGTGGAGATAAGTATGGAGTAGAGCCAATTAATATAGGTACTAATTTACTTCCTGTGGAAAAAGATATAGAGCAAATAAAACAAGAGATAAGAGAAATATTTATGGCTCAGCCTCTTGGAGATGTAACAGATACTAAAAATCGTTCTGCTACTGAAATGAGTTTAAGACATGAAATGTTTAGAAAAGAATTTAGTGGAACTTACGAACTTATAAACACAGAATTATTAGAGCCTACTTTTATGAATGCTTATTACATAATGGATAGTAAAGGCTTGCTTAATAAAACAGAAAATGAAAGTTATATAAACATTTCGCAAATTCAATATATCAATGAACTTACTCGTAATGCTGGAAGTGATGAGGTTATAAACACAATAAATTTCTATATGACTTTATCACAAGTGGTCCCAGAAGCACAAAGACAATTTATTTTTAAAATAGATGAACTTATAGACTGGGCAAGCAAAAAGATGAGAGTGCCACTTGATGTATTGAATAATAAAGAAGAAATAAAGCAATTAATAGCACAGCAACAAGAATTAGAACAAATGGAAAAAATGGCTTTGATACAAGATGGAATAGGGAAAAGACAAGATGTAGGTATAGGAGATGAAATAAAAGAAAGTATGGGTGTATTTAATGGAACATAGAATAGAACACAGAACAGAATATCAAATACTTTTAAACAAATTTGTCGGTAATAATGATTTATATAAATTGCTGGAAGAGTGCTTACTTGAAGACGAAAGACAAAGAGAAAGCACTTATATGATGTCGGGAGTATATCCTGAACGGAGAAACACAGTTATGAAGTTAATGACAGACTTAAAATTTAATGAAGAAAGAGAGGTTAAATAATGGAAGATAATGTACTAGATAATTTACCAGAAGGTAATGGAGAGGTAACGAATGCAGATGACTTAAACCAAAATTTACCACCTGATGCCAACCAAAATGATGATGGTAGTGGGGAAAAAGTAGAAGAAAAGAAATCTTTTTCAGTAGATGATATTGAATTTTCTGAGGAGTATAACATTGCTGGTTATGACTTTTCTAAGTTTAAAGGAAGAATAGATGAAAGTTCACTACCTTACTTAGAAGAGTATGCGAAGAAATATCAAGAACAAGGTTTTACACAAGCCCAAATTGAATTCTTAATGGAAGAAAATTTGGCAGATGCTCCAAAAGATATGGATAGCATTATGAAAGAGTTAAATAATTCTTTAACAATGGAGGAAAAACAAAGTTATAGACATACTGGAACACAGTTAAAACAAGCATTAGACAAAAGCAATCTAGGGAAATATTATGAAGAAATAATGACAAACCCTATTGCTTTTAAGGTAGTAAATGCACTTGTTAAGAATTTGACACCAGGAGTAAATGTAAGAGCAAAAACAGAAAGAGAAAGCAGAGTAAACTCAACTATTAGTGGAGAAAAAGGAGTAGAGTTATTTAACGAATTTTTATCAACTTCATCAGATGAAACAGCTATAAAAGCAAAAGCAAAGGAAATTCGTAGCAAAATAACAAATCAAGAAGAGTTAAATTATTTTAATCAAATAGTAGGAGAAATTTAAGGAGGTAAACAATGGCAAAACCATTAGAACAAGTATTACAAGAAAAGTATGCAACACAAGCAAAATTAGCAATGTCGGTGCAAAAACCTATGGGACTTGTTAAGTTCTGTGAAAAAGGTGATGCAACATCTGGGGAAAGTTTTACATTTTATAGAGCAGAGGAATCAACAGCAAAAGATGGATTACCATCTATGTACAATGATGACAGCAAAGGTTACGAAGGAGATACTGGAAACAACGGTGGAGATGCTGGACCTTTAAAGCCTTACAAAGTTTTCGGAGCTTATATATCATCTCAACATAAAATAGATGACATTGACTTCAAAAGAACTAGCTTAGATGCAAAAGGAACTTTACAACAAACTATGTCAATAGCAGTAGAGCATAAAGCTGATGAAAAAGTTTTAAAATCTATAAAAGATAAAGACAGTGATTTGACAAAACAAGATTTTACTTCTGGAACAGCAAAAGGTATAGATGATGAAAAAGTTATCAGAGCCTTAGTTGGTAAAATAGCAGTTGCTCACGCAAGTGCAGAAATGACACCAGACGGGCAAAAAGGAGTATCTGTTTTAATCAATTTAAAGGACTGGGAAATATTAGTTCAATCTAATTATTTTTTAAATGCAGACTTTAAAGATAGTATTGAGTGGGGGGATAATGAAAGACCTACTCGTATAAAAGGAGCAGAATTCTTAGTTACTAAAAATGACAATATGGTACCATCAGGAACTATTTATATAGTACCATCTAACACTTGTGGATTTGCTACTTGGAAAGGAACAGAAAAAGGGGTTGCTGAATACCACGAAACAGATGGTGCTAGATGGCATTTGCAAAATAGAAAATATGTAGGAGCTATCTGTATAGAACCTAAATTTATAACAAAATTTACATTTAAAGCAACAGCATAACCTTTAAGGGTAGGGGTAAAACCCTACTCTATTTTAATGGAGGAAATATGGATTTTAAAACAGGAAAAATCATAGAAATAGTAAGAGAATTTCTAGCAAACGGCGAAGATAAGTTTGAAATAAATGGAGTAGATTTATCAAAAGCCGTATTTATGTATAGAGAAAGAAATACAAGTTTTATCCCTATACCAAAAGGAAATTACACAACAAAGTTAGAAAGCGATGTTTTGTATCTAAATATAGATGACAACATAAAAGCTAAGGCTTATGAATATCAAATAATTTATACACCAGATATGAAAGCTGGAAAATATTTGGAAGAATACCCAGAACTTAAAGTATTGGTGACTAAATACAATGATTTAATTGATGATGTAACTAATATTATTAAATATGCAAAATCAACAGGAGTGAAAGTAGATACTTTAAAGATGACGCAAATATTAACTCCATTAGAGCCAAATACATTTTGGGCAATGAATGAAGATGAAAAAATAGTGGCTTTCCCATTAGGAAATTTAAACAGCAAGTACGAACAAATGGTAAGCGAGTTAAAAAAAGAAGTTGATGAATTAATTAAAACAACAAAAGAAACATCTTTATCAGAAATAGAATCAACAGCTAAAAATAAAATATTTGAATTTACAGAAGAATTGAAAAATAAAATCAATGAGTTAAATGTAATTTTTGACAAAACACAAGAAAATATAAAAAGTTCTGTAAATAAATTAAATAAAAATGAGAAAGAATCTATAAAAGAGTTTGAAAGAATATTAGGGGAAAAAATAAATTCTTTAAACGCTTTATTTGATGAATTGAAAAATAGTTTATCAAGTGCAGTAGCAAAATATATTTCTGATAATAGAGATAAATTAAAAGGAGATAGAGGAGCAGGAATAACATCAATAACAGCCACAGGAGATAAAGTAACAGTTAATTATGATGATAATAAAAATGCAGTTTTTACAGTGCCAACAGTTGCTGGTAAAGATGGTCAAGGTATTAAAGGTTTATCATATACTAATAGCAAATTAAAAATTACTATGAGTGATAATAGTAGTAAAGAAGTTGAAATAAAAAGAGGTTTAAATATAAAAAAAGTTTTTGATGGTAAACTTCCAAATGAAGTAAAAGTAAATCTTGGTAAGAATTGGAAAATGTGTATTTTTGAAACAGATAATGGCTATATTAGTTCCTATACTAATCACATAATTATAAGAGATGGAGAAATAAACAGATTAGAAATTGGACATGGGGATATAAAATATTTTGCAAGTGTTGTAAATAATGAATTTTATTTAGATGGTAAGCGTTTACCTGTTGTAAAAAAAATATTTATTATGGAGTGATACATGAAAATAAAAATAGATAAGAATAAAAAAATAATAGGATATGCAATAGTTGGAGATTTAGATGGGGCTATTGAAGTAGAGGCTTTTGAATTTATTTATCCATTAAATGAGTATATTTATGAAGATGGAAAAATAAAATATTCTCCAAATATTGATAGATTAAAAAAATTAAAGAGAGAGGAATTGAAAGTAATTAGAACATCTAAACTTTATGAGAATATCACAGTAAATGGAGATACTTTTCAAGTAAGGAAAGATGATTTAGAAAACTTCTGGGAAGTTGATTATATGTTAAAAACCAAAGAAGTTGTAAAAACTGATACTAGGAATTGGATACTTGCAGATAATAGTATAAAGACTTTCACATATTCTCAACTAATGGAAGTATTAACAGAATTTATAAAAAGAAAAGCTGGAATATTTGAAAAGTTTGGAGCACTTTCAATAAAGTTAGAAGCTTGTAAATCAGCAGAAGAAATAGAAGCTATAAGATGGGAGGAATAAAATGTTTAGTTTTTCAAAAACTAGTTTGGATAAAATGAATGGAGTTCATCCAAATGTAGTAAATTTTATAAAAGAACTTATAAAAGAATCTCCATATGATTTTAAAATTACTTGTGGTGTCAGAACCGCAGAAGAGCAAAATCATGAATATCAAAAAGGAAGAACAATTTTAGTTGATAGCAACGGTAACAAGCAACCAAAGGTTAGTTGGTGTGATGGATATAAATATAAATCAAAACACCAAGTAAAAGTTGATGGATATGGGTATGCTGTTGATATAGCTGTCTTGGAAAAAGAAAAATACACGGATAAAAAAACTGGAGAAGAAAAAGAAAAGACAGTTGCTAGATGGGATTATAAATATTATAAAGCCATTTATGATGTTGCTAAAAGTAAAGGTCTTATTGATAAATATAATATAGTATGGGGTGGAAATTGGAAGCAAAAAGACTCTGTACACTTTCAACTAGGGATAGCTGATAATGTTCAGTTTAGAAGATAAGGAGGGATAAAATGGAAGCATTTATAGAAAGAATGATTGTAGAGAAAAATGAATTACAAGATAAAGTAACAAAGTTAGAAAATTTTATTAATGGATACAAATTTAAAGAATTAAAAGGATTAGAGCAAGTTTATCTAAAAGAACAGCTAAAATTTATGAAAGGCTATTTAAGTGTATTAAGACAAAGAATTAATTTTTATAACAAATAATAGGAGGATAAAATGCCAGAACTAGATGAATTTAATTTAAAATATTATGATGGAAAAGATTTTGTTTTAGAGAAAGATTATAGATATATGGTAGGAGAAAAATTAATTCATATACCTGCAGGTTTTAAGTGTGATTTAGCTAGTGTTCCAAGAGTTTTTAGAAATATTATAAACACGTATGGGGATCACACAAAAGCAGCCGTAATCCATGATTTTTTATACAGAAATGGAAATAAAATAGGAGTAACTAGAAAAGAAGCAGATAAAGTATTTCTTGCAGTAATGAAAGAACAAGGAGTAGGTTTTTTCAAAAGACAGTTAATGTATAGAGCTGTTAGAACATTTGGGATGTTTGCATACAAGGAGGATTAATGGAATTAGAAATCACTTTAACACTATTAGGAATGCTTGGAACATCTTTAATTACAGTTGGAGGGGTTATCTTAGGCTATCATAATTATCTAATGAGACAAATTAACAAAAGATTAAAAAAAGAAACATATTATATAGATCAGGAAAAATTAGATAAGCAACTTGAAGAAATAAAAAATAGTTCTGAAAAACAAAATGATGAAATAAAATCTATGATAACAAAATTAGGAGATAAGGTGGAAGCAGATTATCAAAAGATTTATGATCATTTACTAAATTGTAATAGAAGAAATGGGTAGGTTTTATTACCTACCCAAAAAGGAGCGTAGCAATGGATAGAGGAAAAATAATATCAGAAACATTATTAATGTTAGGTGAAAACAGTATATACAACGACAATAAAAGTGATATGTATAAGATTTGTGAAAAAATGTTAGATAGTGTGATAGACAATATAGCAACATCTAGTGCTTTTCTATTCAATGCTATCACTGTTAAATTAACATCAGTAGGACAAGTTGATGGAGAAAATAAATTTAATTTGCCTGTTGACTGTTTAAATGTACTTAGATGTAATAAAAATTATAGATTAGAAAATGAGTTTATATATTCATCTGAGAGTGAAATAAAAATACAATATTGTAGAAGAATAGATTTTACGGAAATACCAGATAATTTATTTAATTTAATGGTTGCTATGACAGCTAGAAAAATGGCATTGGCAGTTAATACCTATAATAATAGATTGGAAATATTTGACGCAGAAGTAACAAAGCTAAAAAATAATATAATTGCTCAGCAAGGCTTTCAATATTGGGAGGAAGAATAATGGAAAGAGTATTTAAAAGTAATATGTTTGTGTATGGAGAAGTAGGAGAAAGATTAAGTGGTATAAGAGAAAGTGAAATATATCAACAATCAGCACAAAAAATAGAAAACCTTATTATAAATGAAATGGGCAATTTAAAGATAGCAAAGAAATTGGAAGCTACCAACTTTCAACACAATTTAATACAATTTATTGATACAAAGCATAATTTTTATGTAGGAGTAACAAAAGATAATAATGTTGCTACTTATAGTAAAGCAAATAATGATATTGGAAATTTGCTGTATACACATCCAATAACTGTTAAAAATATAAGAATAATTAAAATGTGCGATAATAGATTATTTGTAATTGGGGATAAAATAGAAGTTTTTGAATTCAACAAAGAAAAAGGTGAGATAGGGAAATCAGACTATTTAAGTTTAATAAAAAACCCAATTAAAGATAGAGAAACAGTTAAGCTAGATATCTATAGAATTTATAGAGTAGGTAGTGATTTTAGGGTTGGTTTTATAGGGACAGTGGAAAATCCGATAGTAGAGGGAAGAAGTGATGGTTTATATATTAGTGGAGCTAATGTATTAGTAAAAAGAATTTATAAAGTTTATAAGGCTAGTATAAGTAAAGAAAATATTGGAAATGATTTTTTAATAGATGGTAATACTTTTGCTGTATTTAGAAATTTTTTACCAGCTATAAGGTATAGTAAATTTATAGGCAGAAATGGTTTTGGAGATTCTATTTTTCAAGAAATTGTTGAAAAAGACTATATTATTGGAAACCAATATATTGATTTTAATTATTATAATTATAACTCGTACGATAATGTTTATGGAAGTGAATATTATGAAACTGACAGAATTTTTAAAATTAAAGGTGAATTAAATTATGGGACTCTTTTAGATATTATTTCAAATGCAGTAACAGTAGGCATATACCAAGATAGAATGGTTTTTGTAAGCAATGATTATTTATATTTTTCTAAGAAATCAGATTATTTTGATTTTAGAAACGATACAAAAGCAGATAGTGCTTTCTTTTTTAAACCTACTCCTATTAATAATATTTATCCAGAAATGTATGACATTTACATAGGAGATAAAATATTTGCTCCGACATCACATGGAGTTTATGTTATATCCACAAACAATATTCTGACAAGTGGAACATACAATGTTTTTATTGCAAGTGAAATTACTTGTAATGAAAAAACTAAGTACAGCTATAAGAAAGGAGCTGCACTATTAAATGGCACTTTCTACTATTTAACAGATACTAACGAAATTAGGTGTGTTGAGCAAGTACCAAACTCACAAGGAGTTGAGACTTATAGTTCAACAAATTTAGAAAAATACGAACTTATACCTAAATTTGTTGGATTAGATAAATTAAAATATAACAACAAAAATTATTTGATAGCTTTTAAGGAAGAAAAAACAGATACTTTATATCTATATGAACAATTAGAATATAAGATTTTTAGGAGATTTTCTTTAAAATTAGATAAACCTATAAACGATTTTATATTCTGTAATAAGTATATATTAGGACTTATAGATGGCATAGCCGTAAAACTTAATGAAACAGAAAATAATGTTGCTAAGGCAATTTTAAGAATAAACCCACCATATATGAAAACTGAAAAAGGTGGTAGTTATAGCAATGATTATTCATCAAGAGTTTTAAGAGTATTTATTAAAGTCTTGAACGAAAATAAAGAAGCTATAAAAGGAATAAAAATAAATGATAAGGTAGTAACAAAAAATGATATTGAGAACGATTTATTTAATGTCTTTAAAATAGAAACTTCTTTCCCAATATTAAATGGTTTTAATATAGAAATTACTACAAAAGAAAATAATAAGATATTTGAAATTTTAGGTATAGACACAAAGATAGATATTGTAAGTGATTAGAGGTGATTAATATGATGGGTTCAATATTAACTAATCTTGCATTAGGAATTGCACAAGGTTACGGAATATATAAGCAAGGTAAGAAAATTGCAAAAGCAGGAGATGAAGTAAAATCTATTTATAATGGATTAAAAGGTCAAGAGAACAAATTAAAAGGAAGTATTGAATACAATAAGGCTACAGCTAAGAAGATAAAAGGTTATCAAGATGAACAAGCTAAAATGCAATACGAATATAATAAGAGAGAAATAGGTAGAGCATTAGAGGGAAATTTAAGAGGGTTGTTAGCTGGATATGTATCAGCAAGAGAAAATTTAGAACAAGAAGTAATGAATGTTAGAAGTAAATTAGCTTTTAATGATATTAAAAATGTTGAAGATAGCTCTATAAAGTCTGACAGTATCAATAAACTTAATTCAGAGGCTAAGGATAAGGCAAACATCATTACACAAAATCAAATGAATGAGATAGGGGAATTACAAAATCAAACAAATAATAATTATTATCAAAGTGGATTAACTTTTAACAGAACACAGGAAGGGATAAATCAAAATTATTTAGTTGCATATTCACAAGCAGAAATGCAATTAAAAAGAGATTTAGCACAATTAAATCAGACTATTGATAATGGTAATATGGCTGGTAATCAATTAATGGAACAAGGTTTTGGAGCTAAACTTGCTGGAATTAACGGAATAACACAATCATTTTTAGAAGCTGGAAAAAGTTATTATTTAGAAAATCTTAAAAAGAATTTAGCAACTACGCCTAGTGGAGAAATAAGAGAAGTTCAAGGTATTTATAACACTGATGATCTTAAGAATAAATTTAAACATAATACTTTTTCAGGGTTAAAAGGTTTTGGAAATTTTGGAGGTAATAAATGGCTAATGAATTCATAGAAAAAGAAGTAATGAAAGAAAGAACAGGAGCGAATATATCTCCTATACAAGTTGATACACAAAGTAGATATTTATTAAATCCTGTGAATGTTGAAGGCGTATCTGTTAAAACACCTTCTAAAATACCAGTTCACGAAAATATGTTTATAGAAGCAATAGGAAAGATTGCTAAGGAAAGTGAACAACTTAAACTTAATAATGAAAAGAGCTTACTTGATATAGCTATGAAAAATAAAGATTTAGAGTTTGAAGAAAAATGGTCTACAGTTCAAGATAAATATGGAGATAGATTTGAAGAATATCTGAAAGATTATAACGAAGTAATAAAATCTAAAAAATCATTAATAGTTAATAGTAAGTATCTTGACTCTGCTGAAAAAAGAGCATTTTCAGATAGTGTTGATATCAATTATAAAGACTGGGGAATTAAAGAAGGAGTTAAAAGAAATCAATACTATATCAAAGAGCAAAATGATATTGCACTTGCTACCTTAGAACAAAGAAGAGCAATAGGGTCTAAGTATGGACTTAATGATGATGAAAAAGCAAAAGAAAACTATACATATATGAGAGATACCATAGAGCAAATTGCTAAACTTTCTGGAATGTCAGAAGAAGAAAAAATTGTTATGCTAGGCAAAAATATTGGTGGAACAGAAGTAGCAAGACTTAATAATAGAATAATGGAAATTCAAAATAGTTCTATGACACTTGATGAAAAGAAAAGAGAAATAGACAAAGTAATATCATATATGGATAATGAAAAAATTGTAAATGACTTAGTTGATACAACTATGGAATATTACAAAGGTAATGATAAGAAAACAGCAAGAGATTATTTAAAAGTTCAATTTGAGGGAGAAACTAAATCAGTTCTAAAAGGGATAAAATCACAGATAGATGAGTATCAAAAAGAACAAAAAAGAATTCAAAAAGAAAGAATTAGAGCAGAAAAACAAATGCAAAGACTGTATTTAAGAAATCTAAAAATGGATCAAGCCCTAAGAAGTGAAAAATATACTGATGTAAGGAAAGCATTCAAAAAAAGATATGGAAGAGATATGACTGACAATGACATAGCAAATGGTACAGTTAATTTTGATTGGAGTAGTTTAGGAGATTTAGATAATTTTGGTAAGGTGGAAGTATTTGACAAAACAGAAATGGCTAATTTCAAAAGAAATATCAATGCTCAAATAAATAACGAAAGAATGACAGAAGTAGAGGCTAAGAATTTAGTAAGAGAACATGCTGAAGAAATTATGAAGAGTGATACTAGCCCAGATAAGCAATTAAAAATATATGCTTATGTGAAACAATACGCGGATACAGAAAACCCTATTCCTTATGTTTACGGAAAAGAATATCCAGAACTTTATCAAGCTGAAAGAGTTAATAAAAATAGCAAGGGAAACTATGCTAATGTGAATATCAAAATACCTGAAAAGGGTTTTATAGGTTGGTTTGATGATGAGGGTTACGATGAATGGAATGATTTAAGAAAGGACTTTTCATCAGACCCAGTATATGCAGATGCTCAATTAAAAAATTATATAATAGGAGTTATGAAAGAAGATGGATACAAAGAAAGTCAAATTAACTCAACAACAATGCAACCTTATTTGAAGAAACTTAGCACAGATGAGGGAAAAAGATTAATAAATGCAAGTAAAGTTTTGAAAGGTGGTAAGCCTGTACAAAACACAAAATCAAATACTGTAAACACAAAGAAAAATAAAATGGGTGGATATTTAAGATAAGGAGAAATTATGGGTATTTTAAAAGATGTGTTCAATGGTAAAAAAGGAATGACTGGAATTGTGAGCGAAGAACAAGAAAAAAAATTCCAAGAACAAAGAAAAAAGAATATGGAAAAAGGTTTTTCTGTTGCAGATACTCCACTTGTACAAGGAATAGAAAGAAATATATCTAATCCTATAAGAACAGGTTTAATTAAAGGTGTTACTCAAATAGCAGATTTTATTGCAGAGCCTATGCCAGAATTTGTAGATGGAAAATACACAGATGATTATGATAAAAATTACGAAGAATATAAAAAACAAAGAGAAAAAGTCGGTTGGAAAGGCTCTGAACTAAGAAAAACAGCTATTGAAACTATTAAGAAAAATAGAGAAGAGAGAGCAAAATTTTTAAACAGTAATTCTAAAATAGATAAAGGAATTACAATATTTCAAAGTATTTTAGAAGGTGCTGCTTCTCCTACAAACTGGTATAACCCTAATGGCTTTGTAGCTAACTTAGCTTGGGATATTCTTCAAGGTGCTATTGATACTACTTGGGAAAAAACAGAAATAGAGGGCAAAGAAATTAAAGATTTTGGAAAAGAAGATTTAAAAGAGTATGCTTATGGTGCAGCCACAAGTGTAGCAATACATGGAGTTACAAAAGTAGCAGGTAAATATGTTTCTAAAAAAATAAATAAATTAAAAAATTCAGATGTTGACATACCTGAAAATGTTGTTGTAAATGCAGTTAAAGAAACTCCTAAAACTCCACTAGAAGTTATACAAAATGAGGTTGATAAATATGGACCAGGAGCAACTAACCCAAAAGCAGTTATAGAATTAGCAGAAAGATTAGAGAATGGAGAAACAGTAGGTATTGAAAGAGGTAAAAACTTTTCTCAAGAAGTAGACGATTTTTATACTAATGTAACTGAAAAAAGAATAGAAAAAATCCATAAAGAAGAGCTTTCAAGACAGAATACAATTAAAAACAAAGAGAGTAATGCTGAATTTGAAGAAAGAATATTTAATGGTGAAGTTCCTGAAAAAAAAGTTGCTAATGATATAAATGCAAAAGACTCTTTGAGTAAGACATTGAAACCTATAAAGAATAAGATTAAACTAAACTCTGAACAATTAACAGCTGAATATAAAAGTAAACTTGCTTATATTCATATGGAAAATGGGGGTAGTGCTAATTTTTCTCGTATAGGAGATTTAAACGAACTTATCATAACTGAAAATAATATCAACGGAAAAACATTTAAAGGAATGATAAGAGGTTATGCTGATGTTCCTGAAAATTTAATACCTTATGCTAATGAGTTTAGAAATATAGCAGATGAATATACTAATTTAAAATATGGAAACAACTTATCTCAAAAAGGTTATAATTTTGATATTGTTTATGATAAAAATCAAGCTATGTCAAATTTAAAGTTAGCAATAGATACTGATGACTTAAATGCAAAAAAAGTTGTGGTTGATGGTATATTAAAAAATACTGAAAAGAAAGTTTATTTGACAGAAGCTCAAGCCAAACAGTTTAAGGTTGGAGATACAGCAGGAGTATATATACTAGATGACCATAATATCATTGAGAAATTAAGAAATGATATTAATGGGACAACGCTTGATATAAGGAGAAATGGAAATGGTAAACTGGTAGATTATGAAAGTAAAACTTGGAAAGATGTTGCAGTTCAAAATGCACCTTTGCCAGAAATAGATGACTATTTTAAGTTAAAACAAAAAGAAATAGATGGTAAAAAATTAAGTAAAAAAAATTTAGAATTCATAGAGAATTATGAGCAAAAATCTATGAATTGGCTTGATGGTTTTTTAGATGATATAAATGCAGAAGTAGAACCAGTAAATTCATTAAATAGAATTTACAAGCAAGTTATTGACGAAAAGAGTGGACTTAATATATTAAGAGATAGATTAAATGGAAATTATGACAGAATAGAAGCTAATCATAATACATCAACTGGGAAAAATATGTATGTACAAAATAACAGAACTCTAAAATATGCCATAGAAAATGAAACTCAACATCTATTTGAATTAGGTGCTGATGTATCAACAAGAAAATTTTCAGATATGTCGTCTGGTTACAGAGGTACATACAACACAAGAAATTTAATGATGTATAAGTTTTTATCTAACTTGAATTATCTTAAAGAAATTGCTACTAACAAGGAAAGGATTAATTCAGGTCTCATTGATTTAGGCTTCAATGAAAGAGTTAGCTTTTTACAAAGTACAAAAGAAATGACAAGGGCTACTAAAAATGTTACTAAGAAGTATCAAAACCTTAAAAATATTGACCTAGATACAATAACAAATCCTCTTGAAAGATTACAAATAGAGGCTTATATTGATAAAGTTATGGAAACTGAAATTGATATGAGAGGATATTCAAAATCTAATTTTTTAAAGAATGCTGGGGAATTAGGAGCAAAAGGACAAACAGCTTCTGATGTACAAAGAATAGCTTTAGCAGAATATTTTACAGCTAATGCTATGTATGATGAGTTTACAAAGTTTAAAATAGAAGATGTTACACCTACTATGAAGCAGGTCTTATTTGATATGGGAATAGATAATAATATTAAGTTGAAAGCTATTCAAGATGAAATATTAAATACAAATAGTGTTACAGGATTATTAGATATTGTAAAAGATAGGAATAATACATCTAATGTAAAAAGTTTATTTGAGCAATTTGCTGATATAAATGGAAAAGAATTAAATGCTTTTAGTGGACATACAGTAGGTTTAAAGGCAGATAGTTTTGTTAGCAGAACTTGGGTTAATTTTAATGGTATGTTTAGAATGTATAATATGAATTTATTAACAAGAACATTTGATAGATTAACAACTTATATTGATAGTGATGGATTTACAAGATATAGATTTTTAGTTGACAATAGTCCAACACTTAATAAAGCAAGTTTCACAGGATTAAGAAGCTGGAAGGCAAACTCAAGAATTTTTAACTCAGGGACAACAGCATTAGAAACAGCAGGGATTGTATACGGTATTGGTTGGTTAACTGGTAAAATAACAGGAACTTCAAGAGATGAAATGATAGAAGCTAAGATGGATGCCTTAATGCACGGAGAAGTTGCGGATACTGTTATTGATGTAATTAAGACAGGTCTAGTTGATAATACTGGGCTTGAAATTACAATGGGAGGAGAAAATGTTGTTGCTAGTTTTTTCAATCAAACTTTTAAAGGTTTAAAAAGGGATGTCTCTTCAAATTTATCTTTTGTGGGAAAAATTATTTATGGTGCTATGTATATAGCCTCTCCTCTTGCTATTTCAAGGGGTATAGATAATATCAAATTTGAAAAGAATATACCTAATAGACTTGATACGGCAAGCGAATATTTAAAAGAAAAATGGAAATATGAATATAAAGAAAAGGCTCAAGCTGAACAAGATAAAGGATTGTTGCCAGTAGAAAAATTAGGACTTGCTGGACTAGGACTTTTATATGAAAGTGGTAAAAAGGCTTTTGATAGTGTATTGAAAGAAAAAACAGACTATCAAGAATATTTTGAAAAACATCCTGAACAAGCTGAAAGATTTGGAGAATTTAAAGAAGATACTCCACAAGAAGCTAAAATTGCTTTGGCTAGTGGTATTATGGAATTAGCAGAATATGGTGCAAGAAATGAGCAACTTGATGAAATTCTTTCAACAGCAGATACAGTAGAAGAAAGAGAAAAAGAGTTAAAAGAATATGGTATGGACTATCAAACTCAATTAACTAAAATGGATAAAAATAATAAACTTGTATTCCACGCAGTTATGTCTTATGCTGAAATAGAAAGTCCAGAAACAATTATACTTGCTATGAACGAATTTAACGAGTTAAAAACTAAAGAAGAAAGAGAAGCATTTTTAAGTAATTTTATAAGAGAGGACCAGGTAGATGATTTTAATAATTTCTTAGATAGAGTTATGGAAGACAAAAATAAAAAGTTAGATGACATCTATGATAGAGATTATTCGTATGGTACTGAGGGATATATAGAATTTTTACAAACTTTAAGAAATGAGATGTAA